CTTGTTTCTTTTAACCATCAATCCAATGACCGCATAGTTTGCTAAGTCTTTGAATGAATCTTCTACTGGTTCAAACTGCGCTTTAGTTTCACCATCTCGAAAGAGGTTCTTCAAGCGTTCAAATTTATCCCCCATACGCACAAGCAACCCATTGATCGGACCGCCATAAGCGTTGTTGATATTCCCTGGACCATAGTCCAGTTGCTTACTGATAAGCAGGTTGCCAAGCTCATCCATTAGTTCCCATACATCAGCTACGAATTTCTCGTGTCCGGTAACTGGATGGTTAATTGGTTCGTGCTTGTATCCACATTGACAATCAGGAATCCCCACGATTGCAAAAGCGTTATCGCCAAGCCCATCGATTCTGTCACTCATCGTTCTCCTCCTAATAACGCTCTCGTTGCATCACTGCCGTTAGCAAGATAGAAGTCATTGACATCCATACCTGCGGGTAATTGTACTATTTGTCCGTTTATTACCTCTTGCGACACACGCTTAGAGAACTCAGCACCTGGGTTAGTGCCATCTTCTTTGACATCATTGTCACCCACTATGTATACAGTGTCATACCCTGTAAATAATTTACTGAAGTGAGGCTTCCAGGCAGCTACCCCTGGAACCCCCACTGCTGGCATACCCAAAACTCCTGACACAATTACTGTATCTAACTCTCCCTCACAGACTACGATAGATGCAGCAGGTGCTAAGAGATCTGGGACATTATAAAGATGGGCTTTCTGCCCAGCAGGACTGCCATACTTAGGCTTGGCATCATCCAAGCGCCGGAACTTAAAGCCTACGCATAAGCCCAAGGCTGTCATATAAGGAATAGATAACCAACCAGTGTGGTGTTCGTGTCCTGGCTCTGCTTCAAAGACTGTGCCTAGTGAATACTGGGCAGCTATTTCCTCAGAGATCCCACGACCTTCGAGAAACTCCAGAGTTTCCGCGCTTATGTTGTCTGCGTATCGGTGCGCCGCTTCCATCAATAATTGTGAGTGCTTTGGCAAGTGCATCTTTGAAATCCATTTCCTCGATAATACTAATAATGTTTACTGCATTGCCACCCTTGCCGCAGGTATGACAGAAGTACAAGTTGTCTTGGGTATTGATCACCGCAGACCGACGGCTATCGTTATGTAAACAACAGCGCACCGCAGCTGACTTGCCTTCCCTTACTTCACCACCATAAAAAGTTATTACTGTACCTATGGGGATTGTGTTTGCATCAACGGCACCTTTGAACCTGCCCTTACGACGAGTCCTCGACCAGTCTTGTGCTGACATCCACAGTCTCCTTTGCAATTAGCGTGAAGCGTAATAGCGTTCTCATAATTCTGTGCAGCATTAGCCCTGCCCGCTGCTCTGCAACTAATACAAATCATCCCAATTCCATTTCAATAGTTTGAATAGTTGGACAAGGATAATATCTATATTGGTCTATGTCTGGACTACAAGCAGAACAAACTGCTTTATCAAAGTATTCAGCTTCTACTGACCTGTGCATATTAACTATGTAAAGAATGATAGACCAAGGTCGTGTTGGCTGATTGCCAAGTTGAGCAAGATCAATTTGATCTGATACATATTTCTTTAATTCATCGTATGTCATCCCAACTCCTTCTCTATAGATGATTTAATAAATAAAACCCAATGAGTTCCCATCCTTTTACCAGATGGATGACCCAAGACTGGCTTTTGCGGGGGGGGGTCAACTTTAAGATTTCCTTCAAAGGAATAGATACTTCATTCCATTTGAAAATCAATGTTCCATTAGTTTTTAACACTCGGAAACACTCAGCAAATCCCTGTTCAATATCTTGCTGCCAAGTATCACTATCTAAAACACCATACTTTTTACGCATCCACGACTTTTCGCTAAGTCTGAGCATATGTGGCGGGTCAAACACAACGCACTGGAACGATTCATCTGCGTATGGAATGTTTCTAAAATCCATAACTTCATCTGGTTCAATGTGAATTGTCTGCCCATTGGTAAGAAGATGAGTTTCTTTTTCCCTAATATCGCCGAACAATACTCGTTCATCTTTTTTGTTAAAATAAAATGAACGCATACTTGATGCGGGATCAAGAATTATCTTTGTAAGCAATTTATCGTTTTTCATATTCTCCCTAGTATCCTAGACATCGGAGCGTGGCAAACTTCACACTCACCCTTTGCAACTTCTCTATTGGATTCAGTAGTGATTACTGTTCCATCAAATACTTTGCGCTCTTTACACACTGAGCAATAGCCTATGTACTCCATCACTTAGGATCTCCATATCCTGCTTCTCGCAATAGTTCTACCAGTGTTTCTAATCTAGTCAATGCTACCCAGTCCCCTACTGACTTCTCCCCTTGGCCATTCAGTCGTAAGACTGCAAGTTGAATGTCCTTGCCATTGTTACGCTCCTTCATTTGAGCGATAACAGCAGCTGGGTTGAAGCCAGTACGAGCCTTTACTTCCCAATCAATCCCGACAGTACCGGTGATGTCGCTACCAGATCTACCTGCCCCAGTGGATTCGGCAAACGGAAAGCCATTCTCTGCAAGAAACAAAGCTAAGACTTTCTGACTGCGATAACCTCGATGCTTACGGGATTGAGAAGGCATTAGTGGTCCTCACCACCAGCATCAAATTCAATCTTACCGATAAAGAAAAACATAAAGGTAAGCACAACAGCAGACAACGATTGAATATATGAGAAAGCAATAATCGGCTGCGCTACAAGCATTATGATCCAAGCAGCAACAAGAAAGACTAACGCTACTGTTGCTGTATAAATCAATCCATCTATGAAACCATCTTTAATTCTTTGAAACATTTACGCTCCTATTGGTTGTCGTATTGAATCGTGACGATACATTCTTCCCATTGCATCAGCATCCCCTATCTGACACGCTGCATAGTTTACAAACAGCGAAGCCCACTGAGACGCATCAGCAGTATGTGGTCCAAATCTATTCTTTACCGCAGATACCCGAAGGATAGCCTCGGCTGGATCATAACCCAAGGTGAGTATCAGACTAGGTAATTGGCTTACCTTGCCGTGAAGTGAACGCCTTGGTGGTGGCATTAGCACCGAGCCATACTGACTATCTTCAGATGTATGGTGCAAGACTATGACACACGCCTCAGTCTTGCGAGCCATATCGTGAAGCTCAATCATAATGGCTCGAAGCCCAGCCCATTCATTATCGGATTCAGCAGCAACATTCATTAAGTTATCTACAACTATAAGTGCTGGTGCTATACCGAACAGTTCAATGTAAGCCTTTACTTCTAATTCAATATCATCTAACGATGGTGATGAATCAAAGACCCATTGAATATTAGTCATCTTCCCTAGGTAATTGTCATAGAAGGTAGGACTAGCGTTGAGATTATTCTCCACTGTCTCCTGCGTATGACCTGAAAGATGTGCAGCTGCGCGAATCATTACCGTTGTCGTATCCGTATCAGCTGAAAAGAAAAGGGTTGGAACATCCGCCTTGATCGCATAGATAAAAGCAAACATACTTTTACCAGCGTTAGGTGCTGCTGCAACCATACATACTTGACCTCGCCGGAACTTAATTTGCAGAGCCTTCAGTGCGTTCCACACATCAGGCAAGGGCTTGGCTTTTGCATTAGCCCCGCCCCACGCTCTGTTCAAACTAAGCAACGAAATCCTCCCGTATTTTTATTTTTCTTTTTTGTCGTATCCAACGGCGGCTCATCTCAGATAATCCACCCCAAATACCAAACGCTTCATTATGAATAGCCCACTCAGCGCACTCTGCTTTGTGGACACATCTGCCACAAATAGAGATTGCTTCTTGTGCTTGTAGTTCTCTCCCTTTTTCGGGATAGAACATTTCATTTCCTACTTCACGACAAAGGGGGCTTTCAAATTTCCAAGGCCCCCGCACTGACTATCGAACCCAGACAGTATCGCACTTATCTGGCGCACCCTTTGGTGCAGCACACATCCAGCCCTTCCAAGGACCCTTAGCTCCCTGACCTGAACGGAATGACATTGCGCCGTGATGGCAATTTGGTGCTGACTCTACTGGTGTAGCACTAGGGAAAGCATTATGGATAGTTTCCACTGCTGATTGTCTTGATGCAGCTGCAACAGGTGCAGCAGCAGGAGCAGCATATCCACCAAGATCATTAGCAGTGGACTTGATAAGCGCAGCAACCATTCCAAGGTCAGCAAGACCTGACTCTAGTTCCTGTGTTGATGAAGCATAAAGGTTGATAAGAGTTCCATCATTCAACTTATAGTTGATCTGGAACTTTGTTGATTCCGGTGCAGCCATTACTTTTCCTCCATTAATTTCACCGAGAGCCGTATGCTTTCAGGTGATTGTTTCTTTGGTACAAAGCCAAGGAGTTTCTCCACTTCCTCAGCATCTACTGTAGAACGACCAGCAACAGATGACCAGACAATGCTGATTCCATTACCAGTTATCCCAGTAAATCCTTGCAGCGATTCTTTAAGGCCATCGCGTTCCTTCTCTAACTTCTTAATCTCTTGATCAAGCTGTAGATACTTCATTGAATTAAATGTTGCATCGTGGTCAGAGATAAACGGGAGATCCACCGCCTGTCCCTTTGTTCCTTTTTTTAGACCAACGCATCCCATCTCACCAGATGCGTCATAGTATTTGCAATAGAACTTGCAATAACTTTCATCACGCTCTGGCTCTGGTGCCTCGTGTGACTCCTTAACAGCAGATAGCCAGTTCATTGCTTCCATTGCTATCTCAGGGTTGTAATCCTCAGTGTGAACTTTAATATCTCGCTCATCACCATCACGAGCTATGGCTACCAAATTGACAGTCTTGGGCTTCCCCTTCCCCGACTTCTCCAATAGATAGCCATAGACCTGTACCTGCCACCGCTGCTGGATGGATGGGAAGTAAGTGAGGTTACGCACCTTACTTGTTTTCCAATCTACAACAGCACCGATTTCAGGAACCCATAAATCTATGTGCGCCTTCATTCCATCTGCTTCTACTTCTTGCTCCACAACATACTTCAAACCTGTTGGGTCAGCGTGGTGTAGCGCTTCCTCAATAGCAGCGTGAATAGCAGTACCCATTACGGCTGCTAGTTTAAGTTCATTGTCATTAGTTTCAGGTTGATCATTAAGGCGATACCAAACCTTGCGACGGCAACCACCTAACTCTGATGGGCCAACCTGGGTCTGACGGCTACGAGATCTGGTTGCATCCTTTTGATGCAGCACTGATGTCAATAATTGTTTTAAGTCCTGTGTCATTTGTGTCCCCTTACCAATGTAGCAAGTGTCTCACAATTACAAAATCCATCAGGACAAGAATTGGGTTCTTCGCTGTGCATATATTGGAAGTCGTGATACTTCTCAATTTCTTGAGCAAGTTTCTCTCTAGTTTCTAATTCGCTGTATGTGGGATTAGCTGAACGCCTACCACTTTCTAAAGCCTCTTGTATTGCAAAACCTATGGTCTTTTCCATAGTGATCCTTTCTCTTGGTGCAACTGTAAATTGCAGGGAATACCAATGTCAAGTACCAAAACTATTTATTTTCTTGAACCAGTATCGAGATAGGTTCGCGGGTGTTTGCATCGTACTGGGCTGCTATTCCTATGGACTTACGCACAACCTCTTTGGCAGCTTCAATACTCTCAGGGTATTGCCAAGCGTTCATCGCACCAAGCGCGTAATCTCCACCAGTACCTTCCCCGTATAGCCCACGCTTGTCGCGTGTCCATACCAGTTGCTGATCTATGGTATAGATAACACCTTTAACTGCAAGCAAGAATGTAAAGTTTGAATCTTTATCTAGCACATAGTCCTCAGACTTGAGCGCTTCCCTCATAGTGGGAATCAACTCTTGCGCTATGAACTTATCAAGCTCGTTGATGTCATCCACCTTTGGGATATTGGGAAACCCAGTAGAGTGTTGAATGATCTGGAATGGGCGTACATCTCCAGCAATAGCAAAGATATATCCATCGGTTTTAAATATTTTTCCAGCGTTTTTATTTAATAGTTAGATGCGAGAGTCAG